AACAAAACTGAAGTACAAGAAGATATATGTAAGCTTAATATACTCTGCGGTATCTATTGTCCTCTTCAGGTGAAGAAGCTCAGGGTAACTGATATACTCATTATACATGGCAAACATGATAGGACTCTGCTCAGGGGCGAGGCGACGCGTCAATTTTTTTCTACATCGTGCTCAGGAAAGATCATCTCCTTGAGTTGGATACTACGATTTACACGAGGAAACCGTATAAATGAGGAGTCCAGAGCATGAATACTTTCTGGCGTCTCGTTCATCGTAAGAATCAAAATCAAGTTCTTATACATACCCTTTTGAATAGAATCCAACATACGATTCCAAGCTGACTTATCTTTTACCAAAATATCTAAGGATTTGTGCGGAGTGATTCCTATCTTAACCTTTTGTAAATACACATCAATTTCGTCGAGCATTAGGACAAGAGGTGAAATTTTTGACACATCGCCATAACTGTATATATTGTGCAATGTGTCTCCTGCCTCAAAGGGATTCATTGTGTTACAGAACATACCCTTGAGTCGTCTCGCCAGAAATAATCCTACCATAGATTTTCCCGTTCCCTGTTTTCCGTGTAAAAGGATAGTTTGGTATGGCTGTATCTTAAGATCTAATTCAATCTGATCTAGAATAGCCGTCTGTTCAGGCCGTTCGTCCTTATCTAGGGTAAAGTCCCTCTTTCGATAATAATAATGCGAGGGCGAACCATACCGTTCTAGAAGCTGTATTTTGTCTTCAACGATAGAATGTTTCACTACAGACAGCGTATCCAGGGTAAGACGATCCCGTTCTTCCGTAAGTCGGTCATAGGAATATTTCGTACACAAAACATATGCGTACATCTCTTCATAATTACGCGATAAATTCAGATATACCAGGAACCAGTACCCACATGCATACCCACTCCCCTTTCCTCCGTCGCCAAGAGTGCTGCAATGAGACTGTATATTCTTCTGTATATTCACACAGGTTTCCTTTTCAGTTAAAAAATAATAGTATATACCGAATTGGCGGGCGAAAATAAAGAAGGCAGTCCACGGGATTACTGATAGCCCGTACATAACTATGCCCGAAAGCATTGATAGTAATGACATCGTCACAACAGTATTCATTAGAAGATAACTAACGTAATAGTTTAAACCGAGGGCTAAGCCCAAACGCTCTTCCTTAGTAGACGAGTATGGACTCTGTTAAATTTGGAGCAGATATTACCACCCTCCTCGATTTGACACCTCGAGATTTCCAAGATAATCACTACTTCCCTCTCGATACAGTATCAACATGGTGGCTACCTACTCCCGACAGAAAAATACACCCCTTTACTCTTTCCCTGCAACAATTTCCCTTTCGTGGACCAACCGCTTTCGGTCAACGCTTCACCTTTGACGTACCCTCGGTTGGATGTGGGGATATACTCATGTCAACATTTCTCCAGATTGAACTAGGACATTGGCTAGACGATACAAGCGTCTGTCGATTCCAGACTGGACAGTATACTTACCAACCTGGGCAAACAGTATGGAACTATACAAATAGTTTAGGGACTGTTATCGTCGAACGCGCTGAGTTAGAGGTGAATGGTGTGACCATCGAATCCATCGATGGAGATTTTATCAATATCTATGGACTTCTCAAGATGGATATACAAAATCAATATGGAATAGCAATCGATGGGATAGGAAAACGCCCCTTTCCTTATACATTTCCCTCGACAAGCCCCTTTCCTACTGAATCTGGATCTCTCTGCATTCCCCTTGCCTTCTTTTTCCAACGTATCGCCTTGAGTGAAGGATTTCCCCTTCTTGCAACAAAACCCGGGTCAGTAAAACTCCATATTACCCTGCGCCCCTTTGAACAGTGTGTGACAAGTATACTACAAGCTGCCACGCAATACGATACCTGTATTTCTGGGAATAGTCCATTAGGGCAAAGTATAAGAATCATTGACCATGGATCAGATATGACAGGAAATACTCCCAGAACCATTAAAACTTCGGTGGCCGCACCGTCCTTTAAGAAAATTCAGTTGATTACCTATACTGCAAATACAAATGGCAGTATACGCAATGATATTCTGAGATCCCCGTTTGAAACCCTAGTGAGAAATGTAGAGACCTTTTCCTTCCTCGAGCCGTTAAAGTATAGTGTGACCTCCTCGACGGAAGATTATATTCACGTGCAGCTCCCTCTTGAAATCAATCACCCAATGGAAGAAATCCTGTGGGTCGTTAGACGAAAGGCAAATTCTATGCAAAATGACTATACCAACTATTCTTCTGTAACTGCGCAGGAATTTGATCCTATTTATAACCGACAACTCCCCCTTCTTGTGAAAGCATCCATTTACTTAAATGGAACTGAAATTGTGCAAAAGGAAGAACAATGGTTTCGCCAACATATTGCCCATTTACACAAGGGAGGAATATCTGCCTACTCTCAATACATATATGGTTACTCCTTCGCCAAGACGCCTGGGAAACATCAGCCATCAGGAACAGCCAACGCATCAAAGTTACAGAGTGTAAAACTAGCTCTCACCGTCAAGCATCCTGATGGGACACAGAACAAGGAATGGGAAGTTCTCGTCTATGTGATACGACTCGACTGGCTTCGATTCCAGGGGGGGCTGGTAAGTCGTATTTTCATGGATTAAGAGGGGGTGGCTTCACCATCTTGACCGCTCGCCATTTTGCAATTCCATTCATAAAAATATTCCAGGTCATTCCTCCAGTCACACATACGCTTGTTGTACCTTGTTCTTCTGCACACTCAATATTACTATAGAAGTCATCAAAAAATAACATATCTGAAAACTCAACCCCTGAGATACGCTTTATTGCCTCGAAGTGCTTATCCTTTCCTTTAGCTGTCCCACGACTATACGCATGAAAGTATTCAGCGCTAGGAAGAACATCCCAGGCACATTTTGTTCCGTATCTAGTTTTCAGAGGAATTGCACGAAGCAATTCCTCAATGCTATAGGCATCAGGGTTACGTGAGGCAAAGGCAACAGGGATTCCCTCATTAATAAGGGCGGAAAGAATATCTGGCACATCCTGATATGGATTTGCCTGTTTTCCATAGGCATCGAGAATATATCCTCCAATTACTGAAAACGGCGGGACAGCATCTTTAGAACAATCAAATGGCCAAAGTGTATGATCTAGATCAAAGACGATCAGCTTAGGAAATGCCATACTTGTATATAGTGTGCTTTTTTAGGTGAAAGATAGTCTTTTCTAAAGAGAAGAGAGATGTCTTCCGCGAGCCTATTGACCATTTTGTATTCAGGTCTACAGGACGATAGACTTCTTCCTCCGAAAGGAGTTCCAAAAATAGATACAGTGCAACGAGTCTTTCTAAAGACGGGTCGGTTTACTACAGAATGGTATAGACTGAACTTTGACGGAAGAGCAGGGTTTGGAAATATAGCGAGAGCCACCATACCCAGACGAGGACATTTAGTTACACGAGCATTTCTTGTTACTGTAATGCCAGATATTAAGACCATTCAAGATGCCGCCGCTGCTGCTGCACCACCAGGATATACATCAAGCACTAAATTTGGCTGGACAAATTCGCTAGGACATGCCCTCATTCAACAAACAGAACTTACTATTGCTGGAGAAGCCATTGATACCTTGGATGGGAGATTGCTGGAAATGCTTGATGAGTTTCATACCCCGTTAGAGAAGGTTACTGCCGTGAATCGTATGATTGGTCGACATGATTCGGGGTTTTCTGCAGTGTCGAATGGACATAGCTCGACAAATCAAACGGTTATAACACCCCTTCCCTTTTGGTTCATGCGGGGTGATCCTGCAGCGGCACTTCCTATCGATGCAATAAGTCTTGATGCTGTACAAATCTCAGTAAACTTTGCACAACTCAGCTCCCTTTACGTCTCTGATCCACCCATTCCCTTTTCACTTGGGTCAGCAGGCGCCGATAGCACATCGACCTTTACTGTTGGCTCTATCCCGTATTACTGTAAAAATAATATACCAATATACACTCCTCTGACAAATACGACATTTACCTATACAAATGGATCCTCTAGCAGCTTTACAACCTCAAATGCCTACGATATGGTAGATTCGTATATTTTATTGGAATACGTATATCTAGATAAACCTGAAGCAAATCGCATTCGGTTAGCTAATGTTACGTATCCTATTGTTCAACATTACTCCTTTGTCCACGACACTGCAGGGGCAACCACAGCAAACATTCCGTTGAGTATTCCCAATTTGACTCGTGATATCTATTTTATGGCACATCGCCCTGAAGCTGACGCATTTAATGCTCCCTTTCTTGCTACACGGGATCTTAATTCTGGCGTGGGATCGAATGTATGGTGGCCTGACGCACAAGGACTCGGTACACGTAGTATTGGTCCATTACTTCCAGCGTATAGTAGTCTCGATTCTGAACCAATTTCTGCCATTTCCTTGGTGTACGAGGGGTCGCTCGTGAGGTATGCAACAGATATGCCCGCTCTTTTCCGAAGTATTCTTCCAGGACTAGAACAACGCAAAACTCCTTGGCATAATAAATATTATTATCATATACCTTTCGGTACTCAACATGAACAATATGGCATTACAAATGCAATGGGTCATGCAAACCATGATAAAATACGCCGTTTAGAACTTGATTTGACCTTCAAACCGTTGCGAGGAAATCTTCAATCAACGGCTGTTCCCACGTATACCGTTTATGTATGGGCAGAAACGTATGCACTACTTCGTATTTACGGAGGGAGGGCTGGACTTCTCTTTGGATACTGAGGGTTTGCGGAAAAAACTGAGCCGTCCCAGACTTTCTTTAAAGTCAGTGGAGAGAGGCTTTACACTTGCCTTTTCAAAGGATTCGATTACTTTTTGTGTCCAAACACTAATCGCATCTTCGCCCTTGTCGTAGGGGAGAGGCTCTGGTTCTGCGAGTGGAGTAACCTTTGCCTCCTCTTCATCGGACGAGTAGAGGGCATCAAACGTAATATTACGTTTTCCTACAAAATCGGTTATATTCGACGGCTGCACCCTTCTCATCTGTATCAAGTATATAGAAAATCCTTAGACCTGCTATACTTAAAA